GTGAAGGCTCTGCGACTATTTACACCACTGACGACGACACCACCATTGCATCACGCTTGGTGGAAGACGTGATTCAGCGGATTCAGACCGGCGTGCAGTTCAAGCTGTATATCGACCGCGTTGTCTCTTCTGGCTCTGTGGATGACACCGCAAGCCGTTCAATCACGATGGAAGCTGTGCTGACTTCTGCCAGCTATTCCGTCAACCCAGATGACGCGCAACAGATTGAGGTTGCATTCCGTCCGTCTGCTGTGCCGACTTTTGATCTTTCTAAGACCTGATCGTCAGTTATCAGCATATTTGCCCCCGGCTTGCGCTGGGGGCTTTTATGTCTAGAATTTCTAAGAATAACCAATCTACATGTCCACATCATCAATGCGTGCGCTAGATCGCCTGAAAAAGGCTGCAAACCTGACACCGGTAAAGCGCATCGTGGTCTTGAGCAATGGTGACGAATTCGAGTTTTGGTCTACGCCGCTGACAATGGCTGAACGTGAACGGGCTCAAAAACAAGCCAATTCAGATGATGCCAATCAGTATGCATTACAGCTTCTAGTAAATAAAGCGACTGACGAGAATGGCCAACGAATGTTTAAGGCGGGAGAGTTAGCTGAATTAAAAAACGAAGTGCGAGATGAAGATCTGCAAGGGTTGATGGTTGCCCTGGTCACAGGTGAAGGCAACGTCACTGAGGATGAGGCAAAAAACTAAACAAGCTCTTCAAAGATGACTGGCCTTTGAGGGTGCAGATGCGTGTGGCTCGCGAACTGGGCTACACGCTCTCTGAACTTTCAAACAAGATGTCTCGCGAAGAGCTACAGCTGTGGTGTCTACTATATGAGGTAGAAGCTCAAGAAGAGCAAGAAATGCGTCGTAAGACAAAGCGGCGATAAACTTAACATGACTCGGTGGGATTCTTGTGGCGGGCCAGGTTGTTGTTGAACTTACCGCGCAGGATAAGGTCTCAGGTGTCCTAAATAGGATTAATGGGGCAGCCAAAGGTCTGCAAAAAAATCTCGGTGGCGCAACAAAGAATGTCGGCAACAGTTTTAAGAACCTGCAGAGCAGAGCTGTCAGCCTCCAAGGTGTCTTAGGCTCCCTTGGTGTTGGTGCTGTTGTCAAAAGCTTGGCTGATGCTGGTGTGCAGGCAGACCGCACCGCAAAACGGTTGAAGTTCCTAGGCGATCAGTTTGGGGAAAGTGCCAGGCTACAGCAGTTTGCCAATGAGGCTGCAGAGAAATTTACTTTGGGCCAAACAGATGCCGCCAACGCGGTGGGTGATTTGTTTGGTCGCTTGCGGCCTATGGGTACATCTTTAGATGACATCAAAACTGTTTTCAACGGGGTAAACGTTGCTGCAAAGCAAATGAACCTCAGCACGGCTGACACTGAAGGCGTCATGCTGCAGTTAAGCCAGGCACTGGGTTCAGGCAAGCTTCAGGGGGATGAATTCAGAAGCATCATGGAGCGGCTGCCAAAAATCGGTCAAGCCGTTGCAAAGTCATTGGGTGTAACTGTTGGTCAGTTGAAAGACCTCAGCAGCCAAGGCAAGCTCACAACAGATGTGATTATCAAGGCCCTTAAAGGCATCGAAAAACAAGGCTTCCCAGAGCCAGACGGTGTGGCTGCTTTTAACAAAGCCATGAAGGATTTATCCACCACGATTGGACAACGGTTGACACCTATCCTTGATCCGATCCTGAAAGGTATAGCTGGATTGGTTGGCAAGTTTTTGGAACTGCCTGAGCCGGTTCAAGCTGCTGTAATTGGCTTCACTGCTGTTGCTACAGCTTTTGCTGCGATTGCGCCTTTGCTTCCTGTCATTGCAACTGGTATTGGTGCTGTTGTTGCTGTGCTGACAGGACCTGTTGGCATTGTTGCTGGCATCACTGCAGTTGTCGCTGCATTTGTGACCATGAGAGGAAAGGCTGAAGAGACAAAGGAGCCTATGGAGGAATTAAACACTGAAGCCGACAAAACTAAAGCCGCTGTGGAAGCTGCCGCTCGTGCAAAGCAGCAATTTATCGACAAAACTAAAGAACACATCTCTGCGCTTGAGATAGAAAATTCTCAAATCAAAGCGGCAGAACAAGCCTATGAGAATACAATCAAGGTCACTGATGCACGCCTCAACGCAGAATCAGAGATTAATCAATTGCAAGGTCAAATCCTTGAGCGGGCTTACGAACAGGCAGGCTCAGCCCGAGAACGGCTCAATATCGCAAAACAGATATACCAAAATGAAATCCAAGGCGCAAAGATTGCTTACCAGCAAACACTAAACAGCATTCAGGCCGAACAGAAGCGGCTTGAGTTCCGCAGGCAGGCCGCACAGATTGAAGCACAAATCATTAAGGCAAAAGGCGAGCTAGCTGCTGCTGAAGCGCAAAGTTCTGAAAAGGCGCAGCTTATTTTAGAAAAAACGCAAAATGCCGTCCGTGTTCAGCAAGAAAATGTCCGTGTAATTGAGGGCCAGATTAGAACCCAAGCGAAAGTAGCTGAGCAGCAAAAAATCGCCGCTGACGCAGTATTGAGACAAAAAGAACTTACGGCGCAGCAGAAATTGGAGCAAAAATTAGTTGGAGACAAGCTTGATAGAAGCAAGACAGAGGCCAGTAACCTTTCAACCAACCTTAAAAATAGCAATACAAACTCACGTAACCTTGCAACAGCTACCGGCCGAGTGGCGAGAAATGCACAAAATTCTTCCTTTATGTTCATCTCTGTCGCCAATAATGCTTCGAGGGCTGCAGATCAAATCACTCGTGCAGCAAGAGCGCAAGAAAGGCTCAACCGTGCAAGACGCGAAAGCAACTCAGGGGGCGGCGGCGGCGGCGGAGAGGGTACTGCACAAGCCCAAGGCGGTTACAACCTTGGCTCGTTTACGCCTTTTGCCAGAGGCGGTGTTGTCAAAGGGCCTACCCTTGGCCTTATCGGTGAAGGTGGCGAGCCTGAATACATCATTCCTCAAAGCAAGGCGGCTGGTTTCGCGGCTAACTTCCTTTCAGGCAAGCGTGGTGCAAGTGCTATCCCAGGCTTTGCAGAAGGTGGCATGGCCGTCCCTTCAACAGCAAGCGTCAACATCCAGACCGGCCCTGTTACTCAAATGGATGGGCAGAATTTTGTTACCACTTCCGACTTAGGTGCCGCTGTTGAGGCAGGTGTGTTGCAGACTTTGGACATCATTGCGCGTGACCAAGCGACCCGCGCAGGTATAGGTATTAGCTGATGGCTAACTACGATGTTCTTTGCTTTCTGGAGTATTACGCTGATCGCTCAACCGTTTTAAGCGGAGGGCTGAGAAGCTCGACTTATCAATGGCAGAACTTTTACCAAAGCGTTCAGACCCTTGGCTCTGCTGACACTAACGCGCAAGGTGATTACAGATATCTTGCTTTTGATGTAGATGGCTTTGGTTCAATTTCAGCATCTTCAATTAATGATCTGTCGGTTGAGTTGGCCGCGACAGCAGAGATTGTTGATATTACTGATGCTGCTTTAGCTGCTGATAACTTGGTGATTGCAAGCTTGTATGTGCAGAATGCAGGCAGCGATGCGTTTGACGCTTCAAGCGCCCAACTGGTCAGCCGTTACATCGGCAGTATTGAGGGGGCGTCTGTGAGCGAAGAAACTGTGTCTTGGACGGTGAACCCGGCGATTAACAAGCTCAACCCACAGGTGCCAAACCGTAAAATTACCGGAAATATGGTCGATAAGGCCAACAAAGCTTATGTCTGACATTTTCGTCTCCAATAACGTTACGGCAACCTGCCAAGACGGCGCTACAAGGGAAAACAATTCTCTTTTAGTCCGCAATGGCCAATTTGTTTTCCTTGACGCCGACGGGGAAGTTTTAGAAGGAGAACGCAGAGTTGCTCAAATTAACCATATCGAGGTTACGGTAAAGCCTAGGGTGCTAAGTATACTTGTGGCTAGGTACGGTCCTATCTTGAGCTGATGGCCACACCATTTTCGCTAGGAAAATCCTCAGGAGTGCAGGGATACAGCAGGCACTCGCGTGCCCACCGAGGGAGAATTTTAGCTATATTAAAAGCCAAGAAAAAGACAAGAGACGGCAAAAAAGCAGAGCAAAAAGCATCGCCCGTTGCTACGACTCAAGCCCGCGCTGATGAAGATATAAGCACAACTAAAAAATCTAGAAAACCCAGCTCAACAGGTCAGGAACAGGTTGAGGCAGCGCCGGGAGATTTAGTTCCGCTTGTATTTTGCAAGTATTCCACAGATGGCCCACAACCTGCGGGTGTTTCTGTCGGTGGAATTTGGATGCAGCCTGCAAAAATTAAACAGGCTTCCCACGGCTTTGTTGGAATCTTTCTGTATCCATTAAGCCAGGGCGAAGTTGTTTCGACGCCTGTTGCTCCGCTGACCTACGTCGGGGATAAATCTTTAACTGCGCGGGGTGGGACTATCCCAACGCTCACGACCTATTACAGGTCTGTTGCGACCATGGACGCCGCTAAAAATGTTTGCCCGATCACAAGCGGCAAAATTTTCTGTCACCCAGATGCTACAAGTTGGATTGATCATGTTCAGAAAAAAGAGGGCTTCATAGAAGCTTTTCCTGCATTTCACACACAGTATTGGAACGAATTTGAGCTGACGCTTGGCCTAGGGGATACAACTAATACCGTTATCAAAATTCCTGGTACAGCCTTAAGAGTATTTGAGGTTGAATCGGGTGATGATAGAACTAGCAATTATTGGGCAAGCGCTGGGGCTGGGATCACTCCAGCAACAACTACCTTTATTTTTAACATAAAGGATTCACTGTTAGGGCAAGAAACGGCTCATGACGTTGGCGAAATTCGCCATTGGTCCAATAGCTATTGCACAGTTGCTGATGCTTCCGATTGCCCTGGGGAGTGGGAACTGCCGCTGGATGTAGAGTTTCCTGGTTTTGGGTGGTGGGATATTTTTGGTTCGTCCTCTGCTGACAAGCCTGTTGCCTGGGAGTATGGACAGGGCACTATTGACACTACTTATAGAGCTTCAGGCGCAGCCACTGACGAAACATTGGGCGGTGTTGTCATTGAGTATCATATTTCGCCTGTAGCTGATCCTACAAACTTCGACGCAACTCACGATTTTAGAGATTACGCGGATATTACTTTTTTAGAAGTTCAAGGTGATATTTACGATGAAAGCAATCGCTCTGAAGGTGAGTATAAAACAACGACACGCCAGCTTTCTGTGTTTATTGAGCAAGGTGCCAAAGTTGCTTTATATAGCGCAGGCACTCCGGGCACGACAGGCGCTAGCCATCACTTTGTTGATCTAGCAATGCACTTATTCACTTTGAACAAACGCCTTGCTGCGGGCACTACTGCTGATATTGCATCGCCTGTAGATACTTCAAATTTGCAAGCTCTATCAACATTTCATACAAACCTTGGCCTTTTCTACAATGGGATTATCGAGCAGAGCGTCAACATCATTGAATTTATTTCAACGATGTCGCCATTCTTTTTCTTGTCCTTTGTTTCGGAAAATGGTAGATATGCATTCAAGCCGCTTTTGCCACTCACAAGCGGAAACCAAATTGACACAACCGCATTAACTCCTGCCGCAACGTTTACTGATTCAAACATTATTCCCGGCACCTTCGAAAAAGAATACACTGAGGGTGAAGAGCGAAGAGACGTGCAAATTTCGGTGTTGTTCATGGAGTCTAAAAAATTCCGTGTTGGGATACAAAAATCTACACAAATTAGATATTCAAGCGCTGCCAATGACGCAAGAGTTATTCAGTACGACATGACTGATTGCTGCGTAACCGGGAGACATGCAAGAAATTTCGCAAAATTGCAACTTGCAACGCGCAAGCACTCAACCCATTCGATTGTCTTTAGCACCGCCCTGCTGACCAGCAATCTGTCAGTTACTGATATCATTAAAGTTCAGCGTGTCCGAAAAAATAATGTCGGAGACGATCGAACAGAAATAGACCACTACCAAATCACATCATTAACCCATGGGACGGATGGCACTTCAACTATTGGGGCAATGCACTTTCCACTTAACAGCTCAGGGGTTGCAAAGATAAGCGATGATGTCGTTAATGGAAGCTTTACAACGCTTGGCTGATGGCTGCTTTCCCTGCATTAACTCCGAACACGCGGTCGTTGACTCTTGGGGATTTCCCTGGGACGCGCCATGAAGGCGTGTCTGGTGTTGGCGTAAGCTTTCTATTTAGTTCCAGTGAACTCATAGAGCAAAAATTAAGCCTCACTTTTTTGTCGATTACTGAAACGCAGCAAACGTCTATCACAAATCATTTTGTCGGCCAAGAAAGCGGCTTGATACCTTTTGACTTGCCGAGCACCGTTTGGTCGGGCTACTCAACAGTGCCAGTGAGTTCTTCGGATTATCAATGGAGGTATGCAGGGCCTTTGCAAGTCCAACCGGGCGGGACAACAGGCCGTTTTAATGTCAGCCTAGAGCTAGTCGCTGTCCCCATCTAGCAATGGCAAGTATTTTCCCTGCAATATCTCCTAATACTCGCGTTTACTCTACTGGCGGATTTGTAACGGTTGAACGGTCTGGCGCAGATGGCTCTTACAACGCTTTTCGCAGAGGAAGCAGGCAGGTAGGGCAAACCCTCAAGCTCCAATTTAGGTATCTGACAGAAACCAATATGAACTTGATTAAATCACATTACTTGGACAGAAAAGGTTCATTTGATTTCTTCCTTGCTTCTGGCGAGCTGTGGGGGGATTACAGCGATGAGCCCCCAGTGCCACTGCTAGGGAATACGGTGTGGCGTTTCGCAAGACCTCCGGTAGTTACTGATGTTTCTTTTGACCGCTTTGATGTTTCAGTTGACCTTGTAAGTCATGCGGTTTTGCAAGGCGACCTGCAAAGCGTTGGCGCGACTTCTGGGGCTGTAGACCCTGATTATACATATAATGGGGCATCAGCTACAGCGGTCCCCGCGTACATTCTTGACCCTGGTGCATCATGACAATTCAGCTAACAACATTGATGCAACAGCGGCGAGACACCGCTGCTAATTGGACCAGCAACAACCCAACCCTGAAAGCTGGGGAGATTGGGTATGAAACAGACACGGGATATTTAAAGATCGGTGATGGCTCAGCCGCTTGGACTGCGCTTGGTTACATAGACGGAACAAAGGTCAGCGCGTACCCACTGGCAACTGTTGACATCGCGGACGACGCGATTACTGCAGGGAAGTTAGCCGACACGTCTGTCACTGCAGGCTCTTATACAACTGCAGACATCACGGTTGACGCGCAAGGCCGGATCACTGCGGCCAGTTCAGGGACGATCGGCACCAATGAAATTTCTGACGGGTCGATCACTTCAGCCAAGCTTGAGGACAACATCACGATTGCCGGAAACCTGACGGTCAACGGCACAACAACAACAGTCAACAGCACAACGCTGACCGTTGATGACAAAAACATTGAGTTAGGAAGCGTTGCTACGCCAACTGACGTTACGGCTGACGGCGGTGGCATCACTCTTAAAGGCGCGACTGATCACACCATTGTTTGGACGAACAGCACCGACAGCTGGGATTTTTCAGAACACGTCAACATTGCAAGCGGCAAAGAGTTCCGCATTGCAGGGACCAAAGTTCTTGACGCAACCAGCTTGGGCAGTGCTGTTGTCACCTCAAGCCTGACAAGCGTTGGCACGATCGCCACAGGCGTGTGGAACGGCACTGCCATAGCCACTGCTTACATTGCGGATGACGCTGTAACTGCTGCAAAACTTGCGGATACCGCAGTCACTGCCGGAAGCTATACAGCGGCAGACATAACTGTTGATGCGCAGGGTCGGATTACAGCTGCTGCCTCTGGAACGATTAGCACCGCCGAGATTGCCGATGATGCAGTTACGGCTGCAAAACTTGCCGACACGGCTGTAACTGCTGGCAGCTATACGCTCAGCAGCATCACCGTTGATGCACAGGGAAGAATCACAGCGGCATCCTCTGGATCTGCTGGTGCTGGCGACAAAATTGCAGAGGGCAACACTGAGGCCGAGGTTGTTGACACAGGCTCAGACGGGCACTTCAAAGTCACTACTGAAGGCACTGAGCGCATCAGAGTTGGCCCTGCCGGACAGATCGGCATTGCTGGCGCAAATTACGGGACAAGCGGGCAACTTCTTTCTAGTGGTGGCGCGTCAGGTGCAGTGTCTTGGGTTGATGCCGTAGTTATTGTGGACGGAGGGAACTTCGCTACTGGCGGTTCTGTTGCCGCTACTTCCACCGCTATCGACGGAGGCTCGTTCACCTAATGCCAACACCTTCAACTAGGACGCCTGTTCGTGTAGCACGCGGCGCCAAATCTGATCTTGATACCGGCCTCTCTGACCTGCAAGAGGGAGAGGTTTGCTATGCAACTGATGAGAACAAGTTTTACGTCAAGGAAGGGTCATCGCTGATTGAGCAGCCTGGCCTAGAGACAGCGCAGACATTCACTAAGGCGCAGCGTGGCAGCATCTCAGCTATCAGCATTGCGGCTAGTGACACGACGAAAACGCTGGACTTTGACACGGCTAACAATTTTGCACTGACGCTGGCTAACACGTCGTCATGCACGTTGGCTAATCCGTCAAATCTCACAGCAGGGCAAAGCGGTTCAATTTTTGTTGTTCAGGACAGCACGGGCAGCCGTTTACTGACTTACGGATCGCAGTGGGATTTTGCTGGCGGAAGTGCGCCGACGCTTTCAACTGCTGCGTCATCCGTTGATCGGATTGACTACATCGTCCGTACTACATCTTCTATTCATGCTGTGTTCACCGCTGCATACTCATGAGCGTCATTGGTTCTAACGTTCTTGCTGGCGCGTCTGGTCAGGCCACTGAGTTTGCTATTGAACGCAGCTTGCGGTTTGATAGTTCCTCAAGCTCCTATCTGAATAGAACTCCGTCGTCTGCAGGTAACCGTAAAACATGGACGTATTCGGTCTGGTTGAAAAGAGGCAAGCTGGGTGGTTACGACAGCATTTTGGGAACTACTGGTGATAACGCAGGCTTGCGATTTGATCCAAGTACAGATCGATTAGAGCTTTTTGAGTATTCAGGCTCATACGTTTGGCAGCTTTTAACAGATCAAGCTTTTAGAGATGTTAGCTCTTGGTATCACATTGTCTTTGCTCTTGACACAACACAGGCAACGGCTGCTAACCGGGCAAAATTATATGTAAATGGCACCCAGGTAACTCAATTTAATACTTCTAATTACCCAGCGCAAAATTATGAAGGACCATTTAATAACAACACAGAGCAATCTATAGGAGATGATGGTGCTGGTCATGCTTCTCACTTCGACGGCTACCTAGCCGAAGCTCACTTCATCGACGGTCAAGCACTTGCTGCGACTAACTTTGGTGAATACGACGATAACAATGTCTGGCAGCCGAAAGATTGCAAAGATGATCTTACTTATGGCACGAATGGTTTCTATCTAAAATTTGCGGACAATAGCAGTACGTCAAGTCTAGGGACTGACTCATCTGGTAACTCGAACACTTGGACAGTCAACAATTTTTCCGTTGCATCAGGATCTGGCAATGACAGCCTGATCGACTCCCCAATGAACTACGAAGCGTCGAGCGGTAACAACGGCGGCAATTATGCGACGTTTAACGCCTTAGCACTTAACGGCAACAATTTGTCAAACGGCAACCTTGATGCTACTTCTGGTGCCAACAATAAAGTGATTTTGAGTGCGTTTGGCATCCCTGATTCTGGAAAATGGTATTTTGAACTTATTGATGTTGATAGTTCTAATGGTGGTTTTATCGGTGGTGTTGGCGCTGAAGGCGTAGATGTTTCTGACTTCTTAGGGAGAGACGCTAAGGGTTGGGGTTATCAACTTGCAACCAATGGCACTTATTACAACAATAATACCGGCAGTACGACAGGCCAGGTGAACGGTCACGCCAATAACACCGTACTAGGTATTCATATTGACAGAGACTCAAATAAAATTTGGTTTTCTGTTAACGGCACTTACGTTAATAGCGGCAATCCAGCCACCGGCACTAACGCTCAGTTCAGCAATTTGTCTTCCACTGGCCATCTGTTTCCGGGGGCTTCATCAGCTTCTGGCGACAAATTTATTTTAAATGCAGGCCAGCGTCCATTTTCATACACGCCAGCAACAGGATATTTAAGCCTCTGCACGCAGAATCTGCCGACCCCGACGATTGCCGATGGTTCGACGGCGATGAACGTCGCCCTGTACACAGGAAACGGTGGTACAAACGCTATTACCGGACTTGGTTTTTCACCAGACATTCTTTGGCTCAAAAGTATAAGTAACGTTACATTTCCTGCGTTAGCTAATAGTGTAAATGGCCCTAATTACTTCCTCAGAACTAATGGTGCTAATGCTTTAAGCGGTCCGGGTTACAGCGACGATATTGTCAGCTTCGATAGTGATGGTTTCACGTTAGGAGCCGATACATACTACGCTTTTTGCAACACCAACACTTACACCTACGTCGGATGGGCGTGGGACGCTGGAGCAAATAGCAACAAGACTTACACCGTTAAAGTTGTTAGCGACAGCGGCAACAAGTATCGCTTCGATGACTTTGGTACCAGCGCCGTAACGCTCGATCTTGAGGAGGGCAGCACCTACGTTTTTGACCAGTCAGACAGCAGCAACACAGGCCATCCCCTGCGGTTCTCTACTACGTCTGATGGAACGCATAACAGCGGCACTGAGTACACCACAGGTGTAACAACAACTGGAACACCTGGGCAAGCTGGAGCCAAGACGACGATTGTTGTCGCGGGTGGTGCGCCAATTTTGTATTACTACTGCTCAGCTCATAGTGGAATGGGCGGTCGAGCGGACACAAATAGCACTGCTGGCGCGTCTAACTTTGACGGCAGCATCCAGGCAACTGTCAGAGCAAATCAAACTGCTGGGTCTTCTGTTGTTGAATGGACTGGAACGGCTACAGCCGGGACCGTGGGGCACGGTTTGGGGGCCAGTCCTGATTTCCTGATTATTAAAAATTATGGGGAGTCGGCTGATTTTATGGTGTGGCACTCAGCCTTTGGAAGCGCCGGATCAGGTGAGCACCTTTCATTAAACACAACTGACGCTAAGGGCTCTCCAACAAGTCGCGCTTTGTGGAACAACACTCTTCCCACAAGTTCTGTTTTTTCTATTGGCACTGACGGACACGTAAACTCCAACACACAAGGTATTCTGGCTTTCTGTTTTTCGGCTGTCGCAGGCTATAGCGCGTTTGGCGAATACACCGGCTCAGGCAGCAATGATGGCAGTTTCATCTTTACCGGCTTTGCTGTGCGATGGCTTTTGATTAAATGCACAAGTGATGCTGGCCAAGAATGGGTGATTTTTGATAGTGCTCGGGATCCATTCAACGTTGCAGATGATGTTTTGTACGCTAATAGTGGCGTTGCTGAAGTGACTGACTCCACAAGAGACGTTGATTTGCTAGGCAATGGGTTTAAGTTACGAAATGGAAGCAGTGGCGCCACTGATTTTAGTGGCCGGACTTATATCTATGCTGCATTCGCTTCTAACCCTCTATCTAGCAATGGCGGGCTTGCTCGTTAAACTCACACCATCGCCAACGCGGCCATGTTCACTGTCAGCGGCCAAACAATTAAATACGACGTTGCCTGGACGCACCCCGACACAGGCGTGCAGTATCCAGCAAATTGGCTGCGTAAGACGAGCTTGGCTGAAAAGCAAGCTGTTGGACTGGTTGAAGTCACTACAAGCCCTGATCAGGTTTATGACCAGCGCTTTTACTGGGGGCCGTCGAATCCCAAGCAGCTTGATGATGTCACCGACGACGATGGCAACACCACGACTGGCCTGAAGACGC